TATTCCACCTCCAGGTGGTCATGGATATAACATTTATAAAGAACTAGGAGCAACAAAAGTTTTAATTTATTCTAGATTTGAAAATGATAGTATTGATCCAGATTTTATCACAGGAAATCAATTTGCCAGGGTTGGAATAATTAAAAATCCAACATTTTATAGTTCATCTACAATTCTAACAAAACAAAAAGCAAGTGCGTTGTATGCATTAAAGTTGGGTGGATTGACAACATCAACAACCTATACTTTAGATACAGAAATAACACAAACTATTGGAATAGGTTCAACTGCTGTAGGGACAGTAGCATCTTGGGATAATAGAACTGGAGTTCTAAAATATTGGCAGGAAAGAAGAGTTTCTATCTCTACCCAAAAAGATTCTTTCAATAATCCAATTCCACCAAGATATGGATATGAAGTATTTGATTTTACTTCATATCCAGACACAAATGGATCATTAACCATTCTTGGAGGATCTAGTAATCTGGCAATACAAACAACATTTGGGAGCACTAATAATCCAGGCATATCAACAGAGATAAATAACATTACTTATTATCTTGGGCAAACTTTTATCAGGGGTATAGCATCACCTGAAGTTGAAAAATACTCTGGAGAAATACTCTATGTTGATAATAGACCCTCCGTGCTTAGAACTTCCGTCCAAAAGGAAGACATTAAAGTTATACTGCAATTCTAATTCTCATGCCACAGGAAACTAATTTAAATAGAACCCCATATTTTGATGATTTTGATGCGGATAAAGACTTTCATAAAGTTCTTTTTAAACCAGGATATTCCGTCCAGGCTAGGGAGTTAACTACATTACAATCAATATTACAAAATCAAATTGAAAAATTTGGAACTCACTTCTTTAAAGAGGGAGCAAGAGTAATTCCAGGATCAATTACATATAGTTTAAATTATAGAAGTGTCCAAGTAGAACAAGAATTTTTAGGATTACCAATAAGTTTATATCAAGATAAACTAATTGGAAAACAAATTAAAGGTTCAATAAGTGGTGTAATTGCAACAGTTACAAATATTGAAGTAAATCCAGATACAAATAATATAATTCTATACATCAATTATGAAAATTCTGGATCAAATTTTATAGATAATTTATTCGTAAATGGAGAAAATTTAATAACTTTAAGTGATATTACTTTTGGATTATCTAATATTATTGCTTCAGGGGAAGAATTTTCAAAAGTTATAAATTCAAATTCAACACAAATTGGATCGGCAGCATTTATTTCTGAAGGTGTCTATTTCATAAGAGGATATTTTGTAAGGGTTGCATCACAAACAATAGTTTTAGATAGATTTTCAAGTCAACCAACTTATAGGGTTGGATTATTTATTAATGAAGAAATTATAACATCTTCTCAAGATGAAAGTTTATACGATAATTCTAGAGGATTTTCTAACTTTACTGCTCCTGGTGCAGATAGATTAAAAATTTCAACATCTTTATCAAAAAAACAAATTGATAATTTTGAAGATGAAAATTTTATTGAATTATTGAGATTAAATGCTGGAGTTTTAGAAAAAATAGTAGACAAAACTCAATATAATATTATTGCGGAGGAATTAGCAAGGCGAACTTATGATGAATCTGGTGATTATTATATAACTCCATTTTCAATGGTTTTAAAAAATACTTTAAATGATAGGATTGATAATCAAGGATTGTTTCTTGAAAATCAATTGACAAGAAATGGAAATATCCCATCGGACAATCTATTCACATATAAAATATCTCCAGGAAAAGCTTATATCAGAGGATTTGAAGTAACTAAAGATAATCAATCTTTTATTGATATTGAAAAACCAAGAACAACAGCAAGGGTAAACGCAGAGGGAATTTTTTTTAATGCAGGTCCGTCAATATTTGTAACTAATACTCTTGGGCAACCATCAGTTGGGATAGCAACAACATCAATTTTAAGTCTAAGAAGTTCAAGACTTGGATCACCAAAAACATCCCCAGCTGGAGATGAAATTGGTGTTGCTAGAGCATATGATTTTAGTTTTGTGGGATCTACGGGAATAACAACAACACATCAATTAAGATTATTTGATGTTCAAACATTTACTACAATAGGACTTAGCACAAATATCTCTTTAAGTGCGTCTTCTTTAATAGAGGGTAGAACTAGTGGTGCTAAAGGATATGTAAAAACAGAAGTTATCAATTCAACCAATATTACACTCTACAATGTTGTTGGAAAATTTGCAAAAGATGAATCAATTAATGTAAGTGGAATTGGAACATATGGACATTTTATAAGAACATCCAGAGATTACAAACTTTCAGAAGTTAATTCGATTTATTCATATAGATCAACAGCAACCAACGATACTGGATTTAATGCTGATGTTTTATTGGATTTAGAAATTCCACCAACTTTAAATATACTAAATGCTGCAACTAATGTAACAATTCCATCCTTTACAATTAGTGCAAGAGATCCAGTTACTGGAATTTCTACTGTAACTTCATCAACCACCAATTTTATCGGAGTTGCAACTGTAGGAAATATTATCAGTTATACAAGACCAGGATTTTCAACAGTCACTTTTAACACCATTTCTTCTATTTCTGCAAGTGGAAGAGTTCTGGAGCTTTCCAGTGTTGCCTCAGTTCCTGGAATTTGTGATGGTTCAACGACAACCTCTACAATAACTACCTCCGATTTATCTATTCGTGCTTCAAAAATTCAAAATATTTCAGATCCTTCTTTTACAACAAAATTATCAAAACTTAATGTAAAAACAATTGATACAGAAAATACTGATGTGATTTTAAAAAGGCAATACAACATTGCTTCTTTTAGTGCGAATACACTTATAGCACCATCATTAGATACTGATTTTATCTATCAACCATTTTCAGCAGAAGCTTATGCCCTATGTTATTCAAATGGAAAACTAGAAACATTGACTTTTGATAAATTTATTTTTACAAATGGACTTAAAAATTTAGAAATTAGAAATTTAAGTGAAGTAAGTGGTTCTAATGCTACTCTCATAGTTTCATTAAAGAAAAATAAAGTAAAAGAAAAAATTAAAAAATTAAATAAAGTAAATACTTTGACTATAAGTAGATCACTTAATAGTGCCTCTGGAATTGGAGGCACAACTTTAAATGATGGACTAAGTTATAGTAGTGTTTATGGAACTAGAGTGCAGGATAATGAAATTTGTCTAAATGTTCCTGATGTAGTAAAAATTCTTGGTATATTTGAATCATCAGATGTTTCGGAACCAGATCTACCAGTTTTGTCATTTGTAGTGGCTTCATTAACCGGACCAAATAATTCTGCAAATGATGTTCTAATTGGTGAAAAGATAATAGGAGCTGATAGCAGTGCAGTTGCTATTGTAGTCTCAAAATCTACATTGTCAATTGAAATAGTTTATTTGAATGCATTAACTTTTACACCTGGAGAACTTGTTTCATTTGATGAATCAAAAATTAGTGGAATTTGCAACGCAGTGACCAGTGGAGATAAAAATATCTCCTTGTACTATGTCTTAGATGATGGGCAAAGATTAAATTACTATGATTATGGGAAAATCATCAAAAAAAGTTCAACATTTAATCCAAGTAAAAAAATAAAAATTATTTTTCAAAATTATGAAATAGATTCTTCTGATAGTGGAGATGTATATACGGTCGATAGTTATCCAATTGAAAAATATTCTGAAATTTCTACATTAAATGGAATTAGATTATCTGATTTAATTGATATAAGACCTAGAGTTAGCACATATAGTTACACTTCATCGTTGTCACCATTTGAATTTTCATCTAGAAATTTCTCATCAGTTGGGCAATCTTCACCTTATCAATTAGCACCAAATCAAACTTTTATTACTAGTTTTGAGTATTATCTACCAAGAATAGACAAAATATTTTTAAGCAAAGAAGGTAATTTTCAATTACAAAAAGGAGTTCCTGCAGATAGACCAGCAGCACCAAAAGATCCTGATGGAATGTTAGAGATTGGAACGATTGTTTTGCCAGCTTACATGTATGATATTAATGATGCAAAATTAACTTATGCATCTCATAAAAGATATAGAATGCAAGATATTTGTAGGCTCGAAAGTAGAATTGCTACATTGGAATATTACACACAACTTTCACTTCTAGAAATTTCTACAGATTCACTTTCCATAAAAACAAATGGATTAGATAGATTTAAGTGTGGATTTTTTGTTGATAATTTTAAGTCACATTCCGCGCACGATGTATCAAATCCAATTTTTAAATCTAGTATTGATATTGGAAGGGGACATTTAAGACCAGTTCATTATACAACTGCGATTGATTTAATAGGACAGTCTGTTGCAATTGGTATTGGTGTAACAGAAGACACAAAAGCAGATTACAGATATGAAGAAAATGCTCAAGATGAAAATATCAAGAAAAATAAAAAAATTGTAACTTTAAGTTATACTGATATAATATTTGCCAAAAATGAATTTGCAACTAGAATAGAAAATGTCACTCCTTTCTTAGTTACTTCATATAGTGGGTCTATTGAATTAAATCCATCTTCTGACACTTGGGTTGATACTAATAGAATTGATCCAAATAGAGTTACTATAGAAGGTAGTTATAGTTCAACCATTCAGCAATTAAATGTTAATCAAAATACTGGATTTAGTCCAATTGATTGGGGTGCTTGGCAAACTGACTGGATTGGAGTAAATGTTTCATCAAGTCTTAGTCTTGATGTTAAAGAGGATCAAGTTCTCAGTGATAAAACTCAAAACTTTTCAAGAACACAAAATTTTGCATGGACTCAAGCTGGAAGACAACTAAGATCTAGAACCACTACAGGAAGAGAAAGGACAACTACAACCGCTGACTTGTTAAGTATTGGATCAAACGTAAGCGTAACCAATACTGCTAATCAATCTAGACAAGGAATTAGATGGAATGTAACTGAACAGATTGATTCTCAAATGTTAGGTCCAAGAATTGTTAATAATCAATTCATTAGATACATGAGAGCAAGAAATATAGAATTTGTTGCTCGTAGATTAAAACCAAACACACAAGTTTATTCATTTTTTGATAGTGTTGATGTAAACTCTTATGTTTATCCAAAATTAATTGAAATTTTAATGACAGATAGAGTTTTTACAGTAGGAGAAAGTGTAAATGTTTATGATCCAGCAAATACTTCTCAAATAACAGCCACTGTTCGAGTTGCTCAATCTAATCATAAGTATGGTCCATACAATGCACCAACAGTTACATATTCAATAAATCCATATGATGTTAACACCACAATTCCAAATGCCTATACATCTTCTTCAACTATTTTAAATATTGATACTGCATCTTTAGAAGAAGCCGCTCTTGGAAAGTTTTACGGATTAATTAAGAATGGAGCCACTTTAATTGGAGCAACAAGTGGTGCAAGAGCACGAGTTACAGGAGTCAGATTAATTACTGACAATATTGGTACTATAATTGGTTCTTTCTTTGTGCCCCAATCAAATACACTTTCATTTGAAACAGGTATTAAGAAATTTAAACTCATCAATGTTCAAAACAACAATCCAATTCCAGGATCAATAAACACTTCAGCAGAAGAGTCTTTCTATTCTTCAGGTCTCCTTCAAACTTCTCAAGACACACAACTTGGAATCAGAAATGCTAGAGTTAGAAGGGAAACTGAGACTGAATCCAGAACTTTATCGTCTTCAGCTTCAAGTTCTGCCCAAGCATCTCAATTTATTAATACAACAACTGGTATTACTACAAATATAACCAATATAACAGAAGCTTACCATGATCCTCTTGCACAATCATTTAAAATTGATGCTCCAAATGGATTATTTGCAACTAAGGTAGATCTGTTCTTTGCAAGTAAACCGACTACAACTAATGTTCCAGTTATTGTGCAACTTAGACCACTTGAAAGTGGAGTGCCAAGCACTGTTGTTTTACCTTTCTCTGAAATAGAATTATCGCCAGGACAAATAACAACATCAACTGATGGAACAATTGCAACCACAGTAACTTTTGAAGCTCCTGTTTTCTTAGAAAATTTGAAAGAATATGCAGTTGTTTTACTTTCAGATTCAACTGAATATCAAGTTTGGATTTCTAGAATGGGAGAAGAAGATATCACTACACGAAACAGACCAGAATCTGCTAGAAGAATTGTATCCCAACAACCAACACTTGGATCACTATTCAAATCTCAAAATGGATCTACATGGGAACCAAGTGGATACGAAGATTTAAAATTTATTATATACAAAGCAGAATTTACAACAAATCCTGGTTCATATTCATTATATAATCCAGTTGAAGGTGGTGAATATTCAACTTTATTAAAGATTAATGAAACTGATCTATCTACAAACTCTAATAGACTTGTAATTGGATTATCCACTAATATATCAAACTATATTGGTATAGTTCCTGGCATCAGTATTGGTATCACCGATAAAACAATTAGTGGAAATCTAATTGGAATCGCAGGATCTGTCTCTACTACTGTTGGATTTGCACTTACAACATATTCAGTTGGGACTGGATACACAACATTTAGGTATGATAATTTAGAATTAAAAACAATCACCGGTAATGGTAGAGGTCTTACCGTTAGTGCATATTTCCAAGATAATGAGTTAAACCTTTCTTCTTCTGGAATTGTGACAGTAACAAATGGTGGTTTTGGATATAGAGTTGGGGATATTGTAGGAATTCCAACTTCAGTAGGATTTGGAAATGGAGCAAGATTATCAGTTCAAACTATAGGGTCCTTTAACACTCTCATACTTGATAATGTTCAAGGTAATTATGATGGTGTAGTTGGTAAGAGGTTGACTTACATTCCATCTACAGGAATTACAAGTTTCATAGGTTTAGCAACTGTTTCATATTTAAATCAAGATACAACATATGATGGGTTACACTTTAAAGTTGACAGTTATAATCATGGTATGTATGCAACAAATAATCTAGTTAGAATAAATGGAATAAAAAGTGATTTAAAACCAGCAAAACTATCTGCTGCGTACAATTCTTCCGAAACTTCTAATATTCAATTAAATTCAGTCTCTATTTTTAATAATTTTGAAAATGTAGGAGTTTCATCTACTAATCCAGGATATATAAGAATTAAAAATGAATTAATTAGTTATACTGGAGTTAATAGCACTACAAACACTTTAACAGGTATTACTAGAGGTATCGATGCAAATGTTTTAGGAACTGATATCAGTGGATCAATAGCACACTCCGTTAATGATACAGTAATGAAATATGAGTTTAATAATGTTTCTCTAAGGAGAATTAATAGAATTCACAATATGTCCTCCCCATTAGCAACAGTTCCAAATCCAATTGATATTGATTTTTATCATATTAAAATTGATATGAGTAATACAAACTATGGTATAAACAGAAATAATAATGTAGATGGGATACCAAATCTTTTCTTTAGTGAAACTAAAACTGGAAGTGACTTTGGTTATTCTCCGAACGATTATGCAATCACTACTAAAAATATCATTTATTCATATGTTACCCCGAATGTAAATATTTTTTCCCCTAAAGGCACAGGCGTCGGATCCAGAATTAGAACTATTAGTGCAACAAGTGTGGATGGATCAGAATTATCATTTGAAGATCAAGGATTTGAACAAGTGCAATTGAACGATATCAATACATTATCATCATTAAGAATGATTGCAAATGCAGACAATGAAAATTCAGTTCTTAGCCTAACAGAGTTTCCTGGAAAAAAATCTTTTACCCTTGTTATCGATTTATTCACCGGAGATAAAAATGTTTCACCTGTTCTCGATTTAGAAAGAGTTAACATGATTCTCACATCAAATAGATTAAATAGACCAATGACAACATGGCCAGGAACAGACGAAATTTCACTTGAAACTAAAAGAGAAACTTCCGATCCACACGCAGCAGTGTATATTTCCAATGATATTAACTTAGCAAATTCCGCAACTTCATTAAAAGTTCTTTTCTCTGCAGTAAGAAAAAATACTTCAGAAATTAGAGTGATGTATAAATTAATAAGAAAAGACTCAGATGACTTTAGTAATGTTTATGAATTTTTTCCAGGATACGAGAACATAAATTCTAATGGTGAAATTATTAATCCTTCTGAAAATAATGGAAATCCAGACCAAAATATTGAAACAAGTTCAACTTTAGGTGATTTTAAAGATTATGAATACAGTATTGATAATTTATCAAAATTTGATGGATTTGCAATTAAAATAATTATGAGCGGAACAGATCAAGCGAATGTTCCACTGATAAAAGATCTTAGAGGAATTGCGTTAGCATAAAATGAAAAATTTAATACCAGTTGAAGGCAGACCAAATCTACATAGGGATAAAAATTCAGGTGCAATTGTAAACACTGATAGTAGTGCATATCAACAACATTTGAAACATATTCAAAAAATTGAAAATGAACAAATTAAAATAGAAAATCTTGAAAATGAAGTTAAATCTATGAAAAATGATATTATGGAAATAAAAAATTTATTACTCAATTTAGCAAATAAATCATAAATACCTCTATAAAGGTAGATTATAATGGCTCAACCATCTACAAGACAAGAACTCATAGAATATTGTAAAAGAAAACTGGGTTATCCTGTTTTAGAAATTAATGTTGCAGATGAACAAATAGAAGACCTTGTTGATGATGCTGTTCAGTATTTTCAAGAGCGGCATTTTGATGGTGTTATTCAGATGTATTTGAAATATCAAATAACCCAGGCAGATATTGATAGGGGAAGAGCTCCTGGAAATAATTCAACTGTTGGTATTGCAACAACATCAGCGCAAGCAACTATAGTTGGAACTGCGACTACTTTTTCATATATAGAAAATTCAAATTATATACAAATTCCACCCACTGTCATCGGGATAAATAAAATTTTTAAAGTAGATGGCAATAATACTGTTTCTCAAGGAATGTTCAATATTCAATATCAATTGATGTTAAATGATGTTTATTATTTCAATACAATTGAACTTTTAACTTACACAATGGTTAAAAGATATCTTGAAGATATCAGTTTTTTGTTAAATCCAGAGAAAATGATTAGATTTAATAAAAGACAAGATAAACTCTATATTGATATGGACTGGGGATCTGTTAAAGTAGGTCAATATTTAATTATCGATTGTTATAGAGTTCTGAATCCAGACGATTGCTCAAAGGTTTGGAACGATTCATTTTTAAAACCCTTTTTAACATCATTAATTAAAAAACAATGGGGACAAAATTTAATTAAATTTAGAGGAGTTAAATTACCTGGTGGGGTTGAACTTAATGGTAGAGAAATTTATGAAGATGCTATAAATGAACTAGAGGATATTAAAAAACGTATGATGACAGAATTTGAATTACCTCCACTGGATATGATTGGATAATGTTAAATCCTTTTTTCTTGCAAGGTTCTCAAGGAGAACAAGGACTTGTTCAAGATTTAATTAATGAACATCTAAGAATGTTTGGGGTAGAAATACATTATCTACCTAGAAAATATATTACAGAAAAGACAATAATTAAAGAAGTTATTGAATCTAGTTTTGATAAAGCATATCCAATAGAAGCTTACATTTCAAATTATGAAGGATATGCAGAAAATACTGATGTTCTTACAAAATTTGGATTAACAGTATCTGATGAAATCACTTTGATCATTTCGGCAGAGAGATTTGAACTATACATTAAAGATTTAATAAAAGATCAACCAAATATAAAATCTTCTCTTAGACCAAATGAAGGAGATTTAATTTTTTTCCCCCTTGGAGAAAAGTTATTTGAAGTAAAGTTTGTTGAAAGAGAAAAACCATTTTATCAACTCGGAAAAAATTATGTTTATGAACTTCGTTGTGAACTCTTTGAATATGAAGATGAAGATATTGATACTGGGGTTACCGAAATTGATGAGGTAATTAAAGATCAAGGTTATATTGCCACTATTTCTTTAGTTGGGATTGGCACTACTGCCACAGCAACAACTACTCAAGTTACCGGTGGAGTCCAAAC